CAACGGCGACGTCATAGCTCAAGCTTGGTTGTCGTTCGGCGTTGATCGTAAGACCTGCAAGCGTCCGGTGATGGTCAAGCCTTACGGCGGTACTCGACACAGTTGTCGGGCGTATATTGGCGAGTGGTTCAACGATCTGATACTGGACGGACGCCGTAACCCGTTCGCTGATTACAACGACCAACGAGAAGCGCTTACCTACCTTACCGCCAAGCTATGGAGCGCCATGAACAACGACTTGAGCGGACCCACCACGACGATGAAGTGGTTGCAAGACGTAGCGAAGGTGTTGTCAACGAGTGATACGTACGTCGATTGGACGTCCCCAACGGGATTCAAAGTACGACAACGCTACGTCCAACAGAGCGCACACAGAATACAAACGGCGTTGGGAGAGAAGCTTACCTTTGTCCGTTGGCGTGAAAGAACGAACGACCTGGACAAGCGACGCCAAGGTAACGGCATCAGTCCTAACTTCGTACACAGTCTCGACGCCGCCGGTGTTCACATGACGACCAACGTAGCGAAGGAACACGGCATCACCTCGTTGGCTATGGTTCACGACAGCTTCGCCACCCACTGCAACAAGTGCGATGAACTAGGCGGAATACTCCGTCAACAGTTCGCTAAGATTTTTCAACCCGACCTTCTTCTTAAATTTAGGGAAGAGGTCTCAACACAAACCGATAAGGAGTTGCCGGAGCTACCGCCATACGGGTCATTAGACCCAGCGGAGGTATTAGGTTCCGACTACTTCTTTGCATAGTAATAGGAGAACGATACAGATCATGAGTAAAACTAAAACAATAACTACACCCGTTGGAATCGGTAGGTACACGTGGCTGAACAAGCCGGACAAGACGTACGACGAAGCCTACGGCGTATACCGTACCGACTTGATACTATCGGAGGAAGATTGGAACGCCTTCAAGCTAGAGGTCAAACCGTTGTACGAGCAAGCGTTCGCGGACGAGCAAGTCAAGCAAGGTAAGAAGAAGCTGAAGCAACACGGATCACCTATCAGCATCGACGAAGAAGGTCAGCACGTTTTGAAGTGCAAGCTGAAAGCCGGTGGTAAGCGTAAGGACGGATCGGAATACACGTTAAGCGTTGGGCGCTTCGATGGTAACGGCAAACCGTTGGACAAGGACGTCATCATAGGCGGAGGTTCCAAGATCAAGTTAGCGATACGCCCTAAGTTTTGGTACGTGTCCGCTCTTGGTTTCGGTATGACGCTTGAGCCACACGCCGTTCAAGTACTTGAGTTGGAAGCGGTACAAGCGGGAGCGGCAAGCGCTACTACTTACGGCTTCACCGCCATCGAAGGTGCTTACCAACAAGGCGGTGAAACATTCGAAGAGACCTTGGATGCCGAGACGGAGACGAACGAAACGGAACTCAAAGCGAACTTCTAACGGGTTCCGCTCCGGGTTCGAAGCTACCGTAGCTAGTCAACTGCGTCGATGCGACGTTGATTACAACTACGAGACGCTTCAGATCGAGTATCGAAAGATCGCCACCTATCTGCCGGACTTCATTTTGCTGAACGGAGTAATCCTTGAGGCAAAGGGAGTCTGGACGGTGGAGGATCGGACTAAACATCTGTTGATACGAGAACAGCACCCGGAGTTGGACGTTCGCTTAGTCTTTCAAAACGCCAACAATAAGATTCGCAAAGGCAGCAAGACTACCTACGCCGCGTGGTGCGATAAGAAAGGAATTAAATGGTGCAACAAGGTGATACCGAAGAGTTGGTTCCAGCAGCGATCCACCAACCATGCGATGATTGCGGGAGTAGTGACGCTCTCACCAGAAACGTAAACGGTTCGACCAAGTGTTATAGCTGTGAGACCTTCACTCCCGGTAATAGAAACAACAACGAACCCATCGAGGTGCGACGTCCCGACGGAACGTTCGTATCGGGTGGTGCGTATCAGATGTTAGCTCGACGCAACCTGACCGAAGAGACCTGCCGTAAGTGGGGTTATCAGATAGCAACGGTCGGCGGTGAAGACGTACAGGTAGCTAACTACAGATCGAGAGACGGTAAGCTGGTTGGTCAGAAGATTCGTTACGCTAACAAGAGCTTCTCTACGCGGGGTGAGTTACTCGGACTATACGGACAACACTTGTGGAGAGACAGCGGTCGAAGGGTCGTTGTCGTTGAAGGAGAAGTGGACGCTCTTAGTCTGAGTCAAGCGTTCGAACACAAGTGGCCTGTAGTAAGCGTACCACACGGAGCGGGAAGCGGTAAGAAGCACGTCGCTCAAGCACTCGATTGGTTGGAGCGATACGACGAGGTCGTGTTCATGTTCGACATGGACGAGCCGGGACGCAAGGGAGCCGCTGAGTGCGCGATGTTGCTGACGCCGGGACGAGCGAAGATAGCAGAGTTACCACTCAAGGATGCCAACGATATGCTCACGGCCAACAGGACTAAGGAGTTGGTTCAAGCGTGTTGGGAAGCGAGAGACTTCCGACCTGACGGTATCGTTGGAGCGGAAGAGCTATGGGAGAAGATAACCGAGGAGGTGAACACCGAATCCAAACCGTACCCTTACGGAAACCTGAACACCATGACACGTGGCCTAAGAGGCGGTGAGTTAGTGACGGTTTGCGCGGGGTCGGGGATAGGTAAATCACTATTCTGTCGTGAGATTGCCTTGGGGCTTTTGAACGAAGGTGAGACCATCGGTTACATAGCGTTGGAAGAGTCGGTAAGACGTACGGGTCTAGGGATAATGGGTTTAGAAATGAATAAACCGTTACACCTGGAGAACGACGTCGAGGAGGAAGAGCTACGAGAGGTGTTCGACAAGACGGTAGGGAACGGACGGTTCTTTACCTACGATCACTTCGGTTCGTGTGACTCCGACAACCTGCTCGCCAAGATCCGCTATCTCTGCAAGGGACTCGACTGCAAATGGATCTTCCTCGACCACCTATCGATTGTCGTTAGTGGGTTCGATGGAGACGATGAACGTCGTTTGATCGACAACACCATGACCCGACTGCGTTCGCTAGTCGAAGAGACTCAATGCGGTATGGTCTTGGTCAGTCATCTCAAGCGACCACCGGGAACCGGACACGAGGAAGGAGCGATAACAAGCCTTGCTCACCTCCGTGGTTCTCACGCCATACCGCAACTTAGCGACATGGTGATCGGATTAGAACGAAATCAACAGGCGGAAGACGACGCCAACCAAACACGAGTGCGTGTGTTGAAGAACCGTTTCAGTGGTGAGACGGGGTTAGCAACGACGCTTTATTATGAACCAGATACAGGAAGGTTAAACGAAAATGATAAGACGATTCTTCAGATTAATACCGAAGCTACCAACGATAATCAATCCCCGTTCTAGACGTCAGAAGCTACTTAAAGCTATGCGTGAAGTCGAGAGCGGTGGAGAGGGCACGCCATGGGCGGTAGGCGACAGCGGTCGTTCGCTTGGTCCGTACCAGATTACTTATGGCTATTGGTTGGACGCCGTCCGATTCACGCCTGAGTTGAAGGAAGGCACGTGGCCGATGGTCGTTGACCGAACCTACGCCGAAGCGATCATGCACAGCTACTGGAAGAAGTACGCACCGTTGAACGCAACGTGGGAACAACTAGCTCGCATTCACAACGGCGGGCCCAAGGGACACGGCAGACCTGAGACGGCTAAGTACTGGCGTAAAGTATGCGCACATCTATAGACACAAAATAAAAACGAGGAACAATGAATAACGTAACACTATACTTCGACATCGAAACGAACGGTATCGAAGACTTCACGACACTCAGCGACTTGAAACAAGTACATTGTCTGAGCGTCTACAATCCACAACAGAAACGCATGGTCACCTTCGACGGCAAAGGAATACCGGAGGGACTGCGATGCATGGATGAAGCCGGTTATATATGTGGACACAACGTAGTGGGGTTCGATCTACCTGCGTTGAAGAAGCTGTATAACTACTCACCTAAACCGCGCATCCTGGACACAGCTATAACGAGCCGCGTTATGCATAGCGATCTACGGGGTATGGACATGCTACGAAAGGACTTCCCTAAAGAGTTCTGGGGTTCTCACAGCCTCAACGCATGGGGTCATCGGATGGGTGGGATCAGCAAGATAGCCTACGAAGGTAACTTCGAACGGTACGACGAGGACATGAAGAAGTATTGTGAACGCGACGTACTCGTTACCTACACGTTAGCTCAATACTTGAAGGCGTTGGAACCGGACGTCCGTATGTTATCGATTGAACACGGCTTCGCCCACGTCATACGCAAGCAAGAGATGCGGGGCTTTTGTTTCGACGAAGCTAGAGCGATGGCGTTCATCAGTCACCTGACTCAGCTACGAGCGGAAGTAAAGGACAAGCTACAGGTCATGTTCCCTCCGCGTGTCGAGGAGATGAGGACGCCGAAGGGTTGGTCGTTGACGCTTGACGGAGACGTAACGATAGAAGCGGAGACCAAAGGCAAGCTGAAGGAGATGCTCAAGGACATGGACATGAAGCAAGTGTTAGTCAACCAATCTGTCAAGCTCGACAACAAGACGAAAGCCATACCGTTCAACCCCGGTAGCCGTGAGCAGATAGCGGCTCGTCTAGTGGACTTAGGATGGGAACCCACGGAGCGAACACCCGATGGTCGTATCAAGATCGATGAGTCGGTACTGAAGAAGATCAACCATCCCGCCGCCAAACTCCTGTTGGAATACCTAACCGTGTCGAAACGATTGGGACAGGTAGCGGAAGGTGAGAACGGTTGGATGAGAGTCGTTAAGAACGGACGCATCCACGGTAAGGTCAACACCAACGGAGCGGTGACGGGACGGTGTACGCACAGCCTACCTAACCTAGCTCAAGTTCCGGCGGTACGAGCGACCCACGGCAAGACGTGTAGGGAGTTGTTCAAAGCGGGAGACGGGTACGACCTAGTCGGTGTTGACGCAAGCGGTCTGGAACTGCGTTGCCTCGCTCACTACCTAGCCATCTACGACGGGGGAACGTACGCAAAGAACCTCATCCAAGACGACATCCATACCGTCAACCAGAAGGCGGCGGGATTGGAAACGAGAGACCAAGCGAAGACGTTTATCTATGCGTTCCTATACGGAGCAGGTGACGCCAAGATCGGAGACATAGTCGGAGGTTCAGCCAAACAAGGA